TTGCGGGCTCCGTTCATGGATGCCTACGATTCACGAGATGACTGGAACAGATTTCTGGACACCTATGATCGGCTGCTATCCCAGATCAGGCTTAGCTGTAGCACTCACACGATCAACATCGATGACATCTTCGAGAATAGGGAAGGGCCAATAGAGAGGATGCTCGAGTACGTTAGTCGAGGGTATCTAAAGGAAGCCAAGATGCAGGTTGATAGGAGACTCTGGCATGCCCAAGCATAGGTATCCGATCTACGTCTTGTCGAAGGGACGGTACGAGAAATGCCCAACAGCCAAGTTTCTGATCAAGGATGGTGTCGACTTCACCTTGGTCGTAGAGAAGCACGAGCGGCTTGAATACGCCAAGAATTATGGAGACCACTGTCGCATAGTGACTCTTCCACCAGAATCATCGGGTAGAGGAGCGATCCCTGTTCGGAACTGGATCTGGGACGACGCGATTGCAAATGGACACGAGCGCCACTGGCAACTCGATGACAACATCAACGACATGCGACGCAGGTACAGAGGCAAAAAGTTGATCTGCAACTCTGACATTGGCTTCTCGATTGTCGAAGACTTCACCGATCGGTACGAGAACATCGCTATCGCTGGGTGTAACTACTACATGTTCGTGCCTAAGGGCGCCAAGCTCCCTCCATTTAACCTCAACGTCCATGTTTATTCGTGCATGTTGATCCGGAACGACATCGAGCAGCGATGGAGAGGTCAGTACAACGCAGACACAGACCTATGCCTGCAAGTTCTCGCAGCGGGCTGGTGCACCGTTCTCTTCAACGCGATCATGGTTGATAAGATCGCCACGATGATAATGAAGGGAGGAAATACCGAGCGGTATAACGGTGACGGTAGGCTGAAGATGGCCCGCAGCCTCGAGAGGCAGTGGCCCGGTGTAGTCGAGACCAAGAGAAGGTTCGGACGCCCCCAGCATGTCATCAAAGATGGATGGAGACGATTCGATACACCCCTGAAGAGAAGGAAGGACATCGACTGGGACAGCCTCAAGCCTGATGAGTACGGCATGAAGCTCAAGCAAGTTCGGGAGATCAAACGGAACAAGGAATCCCTCACCCGTTTTCTGGAGGAAGCCAATGGCGAAGTCAAAGCGCACACCTGACAGGGCCAAGCGAGTCTGCGATGGGCTCCGTTTGGGAATGACCTACAAGCTGGCAGCCCAATATGCGGGGATCAGCGAGACAACCCTCTGGGATTGGTCGGCGGCAGACCCGGCGTTTTCGGCGTCAATGAAAGACGCAGAAGCCACGAATGCAGCACAGGCGCTGGCGCATATCGTCAAGGCAGCCCGTGACGGTAACTGGACAGCGAGCGCATGGCTTCTCGAGAGGCGCCACCGCTACACGAAGACGGAGAAGATCGAGCACACCGGAGAGGTGAGAACTATCCGAATCGATCTAAGCGATGCAGACCCCACAGAGCTTGACCGTTTGGCAGAGGGTGTGCTGACAGATGGCAGACAGATCATCCACTGATCCTCCGATCTCCTTCTCTGCTCTCTCCGATCACCAGAAGAGAGAAGCGATGGTCGAGGCTGCTCGACTGAGGGCGAGGCGCGATCTACTGTTCTGGACACAGTGGACCCACCCCGGGTATCAGGTCGGTTGGGTCCACGAGGACATCTGTCGCAGACTCGAGGCCTTTTCGGATGCTGTCGCCAACAGGGAGTCACCGAGGCTGATCCTGTGCCTGCCGCCAAGGCATGGCAAGTCCACTCTTCTCTGTCAGCGGCTCCCCGTTTGGCATCTCGGAAGGAACCCTGACCACGAGATCGTATTGGCTACCTATGGACAAGCTCTCGCAGATGATCACTCGAGAGCCGCACGGAGGATCAGATCGTCGGCTGTTGAGTGGGGGGTCTGGGATCACCTTGCACCCCGAAAGGAAGGGAAAGACACAGCGAGCGAATGGGAGACCACACGGGGGACGGTGAAAGTGGTTGGTGTTGGCGGGCCTCTCACGGGACGCGGGGCCCACTTGCTTGTCATCGATGACCCCCTGAAGGATTCGGAAGAGGCAGGGTCAGCGACGATCAGAAGAAAAGTCTGGGAGTGGTACACAACCACTGCGTATACCCGCTTAGCCCCTGGCGGCGGGGTGCTGGTGTGCATGACGCGATGGCATGAGGCTGATCTGGTCGGTCGATTGCTTTCGGATCAGAAGTCTGGAGGCGACAAGTGGGAAGTGGTTCGGTATCCCGCTGTGGCAGAAGAGAAGGAGACACACCGTGACATCGGAGAGGCGCTACACGAGAACAGGTACTCCCTCGACCGTCTCGAGGCCATTCAGGCTGCGATCGGGTCAAGGGCATGGGCGAGCCTGTATCAACAGCGCCCCACTTCGGCAGAGGGTGAAGTATTCAAGCGAGAATGGTTTCAGACCTACCGTGCGGACCCATTGACTCAATCAAAGCTCTGCGATGAGATAGCGATCTCGGTTGACTGTGCCTTCAGAGCGTCAAAGCACAGCGACTTCGTTGTGCTTCAGGTCTGGGGGAAGCGGGGTGCCTTTAGATATCTTCTCGATCAAGTTCGGGCCCGAATGGAGCTACCCGCAACACAGGCAGCCCTGCGGAATCTGTCTGCTAAGTGGCCGAGAGCCGACCTGAAGTTGATCGAGGGGAAAGCAAATGGAGACGCGCTCATCCAAACAATGCGGGGAGAGATCACAGGGCTGATCGGGTGGGACCCAAGAGCCAGCAAGGAGGCACGCGCACAGACAGCCGCAGTCCAGTTCGAGTCCAGTCAAGTATGGCTACCGAGCCCGCAAGACGCGCCCTGGATCGGAGATTATTGTGAAGAGTTAGCAGGGTTCCCTCATGCGGCACACGATGACCAAGTGGACGCTACGTCCCAGATCCTGCTTCGTTGGTCCCGTGCGGTCGAGTTCGCAGTTGCGGTGGCATGATGACCCCCGCAAGTGATAGGCTCGTTTTATGAGCGCTCTCGTTGTTCGTGATTCATGGTTGTCGAGGCTGTTGGTGAAGGTTCGCCTGCTGGCTCCGGATCAGCACCAAGCGGGAACAGACTTCGGATCTGGAGTTGCCCGAGAGGCCAGCTATAGCGCTGCCCAGGCGATGTCGGCCTATGCAGCCTTTCCATGGGTGAAGGCTGCAGTCACCGCTAAGGCTGTCGACCTCTCGGGCCTTCCCCTCCGACTCACACGAGGAACGGGAATCAACACCGAGCTAATAGAAGGTCACGAGATCCACGATCTTCTCTCGCAGCCGTCCGAGAGAATCAATGGTCTCCTCTTTCGGAGACAGCTTTGGGTGGATCTTGATCTGACAGGCAACTGGTTCGGTCTGCTCCTCAGTCCGACCACTCTGCCCGTTTCGATCTTGAGGCTACACCCTGCTCGAGTCCGTGTCCTTGCAGCGAGCGATGGACAAGTGGCGGGGTACGAGTACGATCGTCGAGGCAGCCCGATCAAATATGATTGGGAGAGTGTCCTTCATGTTCGGGGCCCCAGTTGGGAGGATGATCCCACGGGGCTGTTCGGCACGGGGTTGATCAGAGCCTTGCACAACGACCTCACCGCTGATCTTGCAGCCCAGAAGACATCGGCAAAGGCAGCCCGAAAGGGACGCCCCGACTCAGTGGTGAGACCGAAAGGAGATTCAGATCGATGGAGCCCCGATCAGGTGCAATTGATCAAGAAGTCCATCGAGTCGAGACTCTCGGAGTCAGAGGGTGGGGCGCTGGTACTTGGAGGCTCAGCCGAATACACCCCCATGAGTTGGTCTCCGAAAGACATGGAGTTCCAGGAACTTAGGAAACACATCCGAGAAGCGGTGTTGGCTGCCGCTGGCGTGCCTCCATCGAGAGTCAGCCTTCCGACTGCCAACTATGCCCAGTCGCGAGAGATGGAGAGAACCTATTGGCAGACCCTCCAAGGTGAATCGTCCTTGATTGATGCAGAGCTAACGAGGCTCGCTCATAAATGGGATCCGAAGTTTAAGATCTCGCACGACTTCTCTTCTGTCTCCGTTCTTCAGGATGATCGGTCGGTTAGAGTTGAGCGGGTGAGAAAGTGGTGGATCATGGGGATCTCCTTGAGCGAAGCCGCAGCATACGAGGGCTTCGACGATCTCCCCGAACCCGAAGTGTTTTCCCGCCCGTCGCCGCAGGACCAATCCGGCGAGTCAGCCCCAGCCCAAGAGCAGACATTCCGTTCCTGGTGGCGGCGGGCATCCTCCATTGACCCTCTTCGGTCTGTTGATCCTCTGCCTGATCTGACAACGGAAGACGGTAGAGATGCCAAATGGCGTAGCTTCATCGATCGAGTCCATACGCCTGTCGAGCGCGGTCTCAATCTAACGATGCGACGGTTCTTGAAGGATCAGGCTCGGAGATACGCAGATCGCTTAGGCAAAGCGATGAAGAAGGACATCTCTGATGCCCAACTCGCGGATCTATTAGCGGAGGCGGAAGAGATTCTGGCGCTTGGCGATGCTATCGGGACACAGCTAATGGAGGCACTTGAGCGGGCATTCGCAGCAGCGATGTCGGAGCTTGACCTGACGGGCCTATCAGATGACGGTCTTCGATCAGCAGAGACAGACCTCCGCACGGACATGATCACTCGTGTCGATCAGACAACGAGAGATGCGGTGACCATGATTGTCCGAGACGGTCTCGCGTCAGGAGCTACGATTCAGGAGATGCAGTCAGCGATCATGTCTGCCGATCGGGTCTTCGGTGCTTCCCGTGCTCTTATGATTGCCCGCACAGAAGCCACCCGGGCAGTAAATCGGGGCACGGTCGAGAGCTACAGAGAAGCCACAGAGGATCTTCCAGATCTCCGAATGCAATGGCTGACAGCCCGTGATGGTGGGGATCGTCACCCGTCATACCGAACCGCAGACGGCAAGACCCTTGATGGTCAGATCGTGGATGTGGATAAGGTCTTCACTCTGCCCGCTGGGCCCCATGTCGGAGAGACTGCTGCCTATCCGGGTGGGTTCGGCATCCCAGGTGAGGACATCAACTGCCGATGTACCGTTCTTCCAGTGTTAGGATCTTGACATGAAAGACGAGCCCATCAGACGCCTCTTCCAGACGAAGGCACTTGACACTGGCAACACGCGAGTAGTCGCGTCCACTCCAGACGTTGACCGTTATGGAGACATCGTTGCCGCCCCGTGGCGCCTTGAGAACTTCGCAGCCAACCCCGTCATTCCCTGGGGTCACGACTACGCACAGCCTCCAGTGGGCAGAGCAACCACAGTCGGCATCGAGT